TGACGTACCTGCATCGTGTGCGGTATGAATACCACCAACAATACCTGCCGCCTTAAGGACACTATTACCGGTTCCGCCCCTAATTCCGTAGGTTGCGGCTTCCAATTCCTTCATAGTCTGTATATATCCACTCATCTATATCACTCCTTTATGCTGTTCACGTAATTGTGAATTTCGTTCCAAGACATTTCAGAAACATCAATATCTGGTAGTGCAATCTCTTGCGACTTAATGATGGTTGCTTCTTGTTCTTGAAGACTCTTTCTTAAAGTTGCAAACTCCTCCTTAAGAGCCTCAACCTCGTTCTTTGCATTATACTCAGTACGAGCAACACTTGCCTTTCTTACTTCTTGCTCAGTAGCAAAGCGGTTAGCAAATGAATCCTTTAGCGAATCATACGCCATCTTCTCCAATTGTTCTGCCTTATATGCTTCATAAGCCTTTTCAACGTTCTCCGTTGATAGGTCTAAAGTAGAGAAATCCTCATTCTGCCACTCCTTGTATAACTGACCTACTTGACCCGCTTGGGTATGCTTTTTACCGGCCATTGGGTCTTCTCCAAAGCCTGTTTCCACATAATCTCCACCGGGCCACTTTCTTCCCTTTTGTGCTGTATCAAAGTCAGAAGCCTCGATTTCTTCCTCAAGGTTTTCAGAAAGTTCCAGTTCTTCTTCCAGTTCTGGGCTTCCCTCTTCCATTAAGGGTTCTTCTTCTGCTTCTTCATTAAAGTCAGCATACTCATTCTTTAACTCTTCCAAGTCATCTTCTCCTTTTTTCATGGTATTAACTTCCTTCATCAGGCCGTTAAGTTCTTCCAACGCTTTTTCCAATTTCTCAGTCATATCGTTTCTCTCCTCCTTTAAAATATCAAATCTTGCTTCCGGGTTTATTCCTTTTTCACAGATTGTGACTTCATGGAGTTCTAATTTATCTATTTCATTATATTCGCCTAATTCTTCACTAGACCTTTGTTTTTTAGATAATGCTTGTCCACCTATACTAAATGAACGTAGGGTTCCTTTTCTAATCCCTCTTGAAATTTCTTTCGCCTTTTCTAT